TATAGAGTTCACATCTGGTATTGATAGCACATATAAGGAATATGTTTTTTATTTTGTGAATATTCACCCAGCAACAGATGGTGCAGAATTTCAATTTAATTTAAGTACAGATGGTGGTTCAAACTATAATGTTACTAAAACAACTACTTTTTTTAGAACATATCATAATGAAAGTGATGCAACTACTTCTTTAGAATATGTCACAGATTTTGATTTAGCACAATCTACATCATTTAAAACAATTATGAGAGATATGGGTTCAGATAACGACCAAGCTGGTTGTGGTTCTTTAAAATTATTTAATCCATCTTCTACAACTTTTGTTAAACATTTTATTTCAGATTGTCAGCATTATCAACTTAACGATTTTTCTATGAGAGATATGACAGCTGGGTATGGGAACACTATCAGCAGTATTGATGCTATTAAATTCCAAATGTCTAGTGGAAACATAGATGCTGGAGAGATATTGCTTTTTGGAGTAAATTAGATTATAAGGAGGATTATGCCACACAAATTAGTAAATGGAATACAAGTAGAACTTACAGAAGCAGAGATAGCAGCAAGAGCCGCTGAAGAAGCTGCTTGGAATGCAGGTGCATTCGATAGAGCTATGGCAGATTTAAGACAAAGACGAGATGCTATGTTAAAGTCTTGCGATTGGGTAATATTATCTGATTCTCCAATAGCTGATAAATCTAATTGGGAAAATTATAGACAAGCATTAAGAGATATAACTAACAATTTAACAAATGTTGACGATGTAAATAATGTTACATGGCCAACTAAACCGTAATTATGAGTGAAGTAAAAGTAAATAAAATAAGTCCACGTTCAGGAACAAATGTCACTTTAGGTGATAGTGGTGATACGATTACTATCCCAGCAGGTGCAACATTTGATGCATCTAGTGGTACTTTAACTCTAGCTGATGGTTCAGTTACAAATGCAAAATTAGCAAACTCATCTATTACTATTAATGGATCTTCTGTATCTTTAGGAGGATCTACAACAATTGAAACAGGTACATCTTGGCAATCAGATATTAAAACTTCAGCTTTCACAGCAGTAGCTGGTGAGGGTTATCTTTGCAATACAACAAGTTCAGCATTTACAGTAACTTTTCCATCTTCAGGAAGTATTGGAGATACTATTCAATTAGTAGATTACGCAGGAACTTTTGAAACAAATAATTTAACGGTAAATCCAAATGGTTTAAAAATACAATCTGACACATCAAATAGAATATTTGCTATAAATCGTCTTGCTTTAACATTTGTATATGTAGATACCACAGAAGGTTGGACATTATCTTCTGGTTATAAAGAACAAAATAACCCATTTTATGTAGCACCTTATGATATTGAATTTTTAGTAGTAGCTGGTGGAGGTGGTTCAAATCAAACTGGTAATCTAGGTTATAATGGTGGAGGAGGTGCTGGTGGATATAGAACTTCAACACAAACATCAATACCATCTGGAAATCCTATTACAGTTACAGTAGGAGATGGTGGTTCTGGTGCTAATGGTTCAGATTCTTCAGTTTCAGGTCCTGGCATAACAACCATAACTTCTACAGGAGGCGGCTTTGGTGCTACTTACAATGTAATTAATACAGGAGGGAGTGGTGGTTCTGGAGGTGGTGCTACTTTTAATAATTCAGGTGGTTTTGGTTCTGGTAACACTCCCTCTACATCTCCTAGTCAAGGTAATAATGGTGGGTCTGCACCAAATGTTGGCCCATACGGTTGTGGAGGTGGTGGAGGTGCTAGTGCAGTTGGTGGAAATGGTGGTTCTTCAGCTGGAAATGGTGGGGCTGGTACAGCTAATTCAATAACAGGTTCTTCAGTAACTTATGCTGGTGGCGGAGGCGGAGGAATGAACGTTAATCCAGGTGGAACTGGTGGTGCTGGAGGTGGTGCTGATGGAAACACTACAGGTGCAGCTGCTGATGGAACGGCTAATACTGGTGGAGGTGCTGGAGGTCAAGGATTATCACCTGGTCAAGCAGCAAGTTCTGGAGGAAAAGGAGTTGTTATTTTAAAGGTACCAACAGCTAGTTACTCTGGAATAACAACTGGTTCTCCAACAGTTACAACATCTGGTACTGATACAATAATTCAATTTAATGGTTCAGGGAGTTACACAACATAATGGCTAGTTTTGCAAAAATAGGATTAAATAATAAAGTAATAGAAGTTCTTTCAATACATAATAATGAATTATTAGATAGTAATGGAGTTGAACAAGAAGTTAATGGAATAGATTTTTTAACTAAATTAACTGGTTGGTCAATATGGAAACAAACATCATATAATACTAGAGGTGGAGAACATATATTAGGAGGTACACCTTTTAGAAAAAACCATGCTAGTGTTGGTTACACTTATGATGAAGATAGAGATGCTTTTATTCCACCAAAACCTTATCCATCTTGGACATTAAACGAAACATCATGTTTATGGGAAGCACCAGTTGCTATGCCAGATGACGATAACAGATATATTTGGAATGAATCAACACAAACTTGGGATATAGATTAAATTTTAAATAAATTTTTTTGTGGAAATTTTACATAACTTCTTAGACGAAGATTTTTTTAAAGATTTAAAAAAACTTGTTTTAGAATCAGAATTTGCATGGTTTAAACGAAAAACTATGGTAAGTGATTCTACTGATAACTTAGGATATTTTACTCATTCTTTTTATAATAATAACAAAATAAATTGTAATACATATTTTAAATATATAATACCAATTTTAGATAAACTTAGTTCAAAAGCTGTTATAGAAGTTAGGGCTAATTTATGTCCATCTGTTTTTTTTAAAAAAGATAAATGTGCTTTTCATGTAGATAATAATTTTAATTGTAAAACCGCAATACTATATCTTAATACTTGTAATGGAGGAACTGAATTTAAAACAAAAGAAAAAATACAATTTATAAAATCTGAAGAAAATAAAATTGTAGTATTTGACTCTAATATTGAACACAGAGCGATAACATCTACGGATGCTGATTTTAGATATATATTAAATTTTAATTATTTTGATTAATATGAGTATTGTATATAAAATATATAAAAGTAAAACAATAATAGAAAATCAAAATCAAATAATTTCTGATTTAGAGTATGTAAAAAATAAAAACTTCTTTAGTGATTACACTTGGGATTATGCAAAGTATAATATTTTTACACTAAACCCTAATAGTGTTATGTTAAATAAAATTTTTTTAGAATTAAAATTTATCATTAGAGATTACTTACAAACTGATGAACCTCTTTGGGTTCAATCTTGGTTAAATTTTCATTATGAAAATGAGGTTTTGCAAAGACACTCTCACGAGTGGCCTTATCATGGGTATATTAGTATTGAACCTAATAACACAACAACTGTATTTGATAATTTTGAAATTAAAAACGAAATAGGTAATATTTATATTGGACAAGGAAATTTGTATCATTCTGTAAGGGTTGATAAATCTTTTAAAGAACCTAGAATCACATTAGGTTTTGATATAAAAACAAAAGACGTTGAAGTAAAAAAAGATATGGTTTCTTTAATACCTATTTAGTGTATATAAAATTTTATGAAAGCAGAAGATATAAAATGAGTGAATTTAAAGTAATTAATTTATTTCCAACACCTATTTACATTACAAAAATGAATAGAGGATTTACAAAACAAGAATTAAAATTTGTAGAAAATCAAAAAAAACAATGTTCAAAAAATGAAGGTAATATTATTACTAATGAAAATTACATATTAAACAAAAAAGAATTTAAAAATATAAAAAAGTTTTTAGATCAATGTTGCAAAGACTATTTAGAAAAAATTATTTGTCCAAAAAATGATTTAAAACTTTATATAACTCAATCGTGGTTAAATTATACAGAAGCAAATCAATATCATCATCAACACGCACATCCTAATTCAGTAGTATCTGGTGTATTGTATTTTGATTCAGATATAAAAAATGATAAAATACTTTTTACTACTAGTAAAGGCTATGAACAAATAAAACCTGAAACAGAAAATTATAATATATGGAACTCAGATACATGGTGGTTACCAGTTGAAACTGGTCAATTAATAATGTTTCCCTCATCAACTACCCATCAAGTAGAAACTAAAAAAGGTGATAATACTAGGATAAGTCTAGCATTTAATACTTTTTATAAAGGTACAATAGGCTCAAATAGTAATTTAACAGAGTTGATATTATGACAAAAAATGGTATAAAACACTACGCAAGTGAGTATTCCACCACACCACATACTCACTTGCTTATATTACATTTATAAATTAAAATAAGGCGCTATGTCAGAAGTAAAAGTAAATAAAATAAGTCCACGTTCAGGAACTGATGTCACTTTAGGTGATAGTGGTGATACGATTACTATCCCAGCAGGTGCAACATTTGATGCATCAAATGCTACAACTACTTTACCTGCCAATGTTGTAACAACGGATGGAACACAGACTTTAACAAATAAAACGATTGATGCTTCTCAATTATCTGGCACTGTTGCAACTTCTAATTTAGGAACAGGAACAGCAGACGCTACAACTTTTTTAAGAGGGGATCAAACTTATGCTTCAGCAACTCCAGCTGCGGGTTCAATTACAACAACTCAATTAGCATATAATCCTAATTCATTCAGAAACATCCTCATCAATGGTGATATGAGTATTGCTCAAAGAGGGACTTCTGTTACTGGAAGTACTGCTGGTGGCTATCTTACTTGTGATAGATGGAACTTTAACATAGGAGCTGCTGGAACTTGGACACAAACACAATCAACAGATGTTCCAACTGGTCAAGGATTTCCTAATTCTTTTAAACTAGAATGTACTACTGCTGACGCAAGTTTAGGTAGTGGAGATATAATGCAAGTGCAACAAAGAATAGAAGGTCAAAATTTACAGTATATTAAAAAAGGTACTGCTAATGCAGAAAGTCTTACACTTTCATTTTGGGTAAAATCAAATAAAACTGGAACTTATATTGCTGAATTTAGAGAAAGAGACAATAATAGAACAATCTCAAAATCTTATACAATAGACACAGCAAATACTTGGGAGAAAAAAACCATAACTTATGAAGGAGATACGACAGGAACTATTAATAACGATAATGGAAATAGTTTACAAGTTAATTGGTGGTTAGCTGCTGGTTCAAATTATTCATCTGGTACTTTAGCTACATCTTGGGGTACATTAGTAAATGCAAACAGAGCAGTAGGTCAAGTTAATCTTGCAGATAGCACAGCTAACGAATGGTTTATTACAGGAGTACAATTAGAAGCTGGAACAACTGCATCTGATTTTGAGTTCTTGCCTTATGATGTGAATTTACAAAGGTGTCAAAGGTATTGTAATGCTCTTGGAGAAGGAAGTGGAGATACAGGAGGAAATAGATTTTATTGTGAAAGATATAGTAGTAGTGCTTCATTTATAAATATTGGTTTACCTGTTACAATGAGAACAAAACCAACACAAACTTATACATCATTTGGTGGAGCTTCAGATGTTGATGAAAGTACAAAAGAAAGAGTTTCTTTGTATGATGGAAATTCTATTGTTTGGAGAATATATGATGTTTTATTGGAGGCCGAGTTATAATGAATTTTATTAGTGCAACATATTTATATGATATGGAAGGTGTTAACAAAACACATATTAAATTAGAATTAGGAAACAATAAATTTAAACACATTCCTATAGACGAAGCAAACAGAGATTACCAATTAATACAAGAGTGGATAGCAGATGGTGGAACAGTAATAGATAATGGAGGTGGAGAGTAGTGTCAGAAGTAAAAGTAAATACAATTCAACAACCTTTAGTGGGAGATAACCCAGCGACTGCGAGGTAACTCGTGACAAGTATTCTAAAAAACGACACTATCCAAAATAGTAGTGGATCTAATATCATCAATGAGTCAAGTGGAACAGTAACCATGGCTGCATCTGGGAATACGGTCACCATTCCAGCAGGTGCAACGATGACAGCAGACT